GAGCACACCATCTACAACAACATGGAGCAGGCCCAGGAGCACCTGTACGAGCAGACGGTGGTGCCCCTCTGGCGGGCGGACGCCGCCACCCTGACGAAGCAGCTGCTGCGGCCGGACTTCGACGCCGACCCGGCCGTCCGGTTGAAGTACGACACCGACGACGTGCGCGCCCTGCAGGAGGACATGGACGAGCGGTACGCCCGCCTGAGCGTGGCCGTGGAGAAGGGCTGGGTCACCAAGGACGAGGCCCGGGCGGAGGTGGGGCTCGAGCCCCTGCCGAACGGCCTGGGCGAGGCGCAAGACCCCATGGAGCTGCTGCGGGCCACGGCCGAGGCGCGGGGCCCCGCCGGCGGCGGCCCGCCCGGGCAGAACGGGGCCCCGCCGCAGAAGGCGCTCGAGCAGAAGGCGCTGGCGCTCAAGGCCACCCCGGCCATGCAGGACTTGCTCGCGGCGCTGGTCGAGCCGCGCCTGCAGGCCGACCTCGAGGCGCACCTCCGGGAGCAGGCCGAGCGCGTCCAGCAGGCCGTCCTGAAGGCGGGCTGACGTGCGGGTCGAGGACGTCTACGACCCGGAGGAGGAGCAGCGGCGCCTGTTCCGGATCCTCGGCCCCCGCGTCCTGGAGCTGCTGCGGGCCTGGCACCAGTGGGTCGCCGACCAACTGCAGCTCTCCGTCGAGGCGTTCCGGCTGGACGACGCGACCACCCGAAAGTTCCTCGCCCACGCCGCCGAGCGGGTGGTGCTCATCGACGGGGCCGGCCAGCGGGAGATCCAGGCGCAGCTCACCGAGGGGCAGCGCCGGGGCTACTCCGCCTTCCAGTTGGCGAACGGCGTGCCCGCGGAGGACTTCCGGGGCATCAAGGGCCTCTACGAGGAGACGTGGCGGGGGCGCAGCGAGACCATCGCGAAGACGGAGATCGCCACCGCCCAGGTCGCCGCCGCGCTCGATAGGTACGGGGCCACCGGCATGGTCGACGAGGTGGAGATCGTGGAGCACGAGGACACGGACGAGCCCTGCGCCGCCCGGAACGGGACGCGGGTGCCCATCAGCAGCAATCCCGGGCTCAAGCACCCGAACTGCCAGATGTCGCTCATCCCCATCGTCAACGAGGCCGCATGACCACGCTGGCCCGCCCCCGACTCGACCCGCTGCTGGACGCCCCCCTCATCGGCCCCCGGGTGCTGCAGCTGGTGGGCGACGTCTCGGGGTGCTCCATGTGGCGGGTGTGGCAGCCGGTCAGTTTCCTGCGCCTGCACGGCTACCCGACCGACTGGACGATGGTGCGCGACCCCGGCCTCGTCCGCGTCCCCTTCGCCTACGACGCCGTCGTGCTCTGCCGGCTGGCCTGGTGGGGCGGGCGCCCGCGCCGGCAGGCCGAGGCCACGCTGGAGGGCTGGCGCCGGCGGGGGCTGCGCGTCCTCTTCGAGTGCGACGACGACCTGATCACCCCCTTCGTGGTGGAGCAGCAGCTCGGGCGGGTCAACGCCGAGAAGACCCGCTCGCAGTTGGACGCCGACCGCAAGGCGGTGCAGTGGCTGCTGCGCCGGGTGGACGGGGTGACCGTCTCCACCCAGCACCTCGCGTCGACCGTGCGCCGCTTCACCGGCGCCCCGGTGGAGGTGGTGCCGAACGCCATCGACGCCGAGTGGTTCGCCGGGGTGCAGGCCGGCGCGGGGCGCACCGTGCCCGGGCCCACGGTCGGCTGGGTGGGCGGCAACCGGCCGGACAGCGACCTCGAGGCCATGGCCGTGGCCTGGGGCCGCATCGCGGAGCGGTTCCCGGCCGTGACGTTCGTGGTGATGGGCCACCACCCGCCGGTCATCGCCGAGCACGTCCCGCCCGAGCGGCTGGTGCGGGTGCCCTGGATGGATCCCAAGGACTACCCGCTGGGGCTGGTGGGGATCGATATCGGGTGCTGCCCGCTGGAGGACCGGCCGTTCAACCGCTGCAAGACGCCGATTAAGGCGCTGGAGTACGGCCTCAGCGGCGCCGCGGTGGTGGCCTCGCCCACGGTGTACCGCTTCTGCGTCCGGCACGGGGAGACGGGGCTGCTGGCGAGCACGGCGAACGAGTGGGAGGCCATGCTGGCGCTGCTGCTCGAGCGGGAGGGCGACCGCCGGGAGCTGGCGGCGAACCTCAAGGGGGAGGTGCTCGCCCGCTGGGCGCTCAAGCGGCACTACTGGAAGTGGCCGGCGGCGTGGAACCGCTTGTGGAGGGGGACGGCGTGACGAACTGGACGACGGTGCCGCCCTGGCTGTACCAGAACGACCTCCCGGACGACGAGCTGCAGGCGCTCTACGTGGAGGGCGCCCGGCGGAAGCTGGCGCAGCTCCGGGAGGAGCGGCGGGCCCTCGCGGACCAGCTGACCGAGCTGGAGGGGCAGATCGCGCAGGCGGCCGCGTTCCTCGCCCAGGCGCAGCGGGCCCTCACCCAGGCGCAGCGGGCCCTCACCCAGTACCGGACGCCCCGCCGTGGCTAAGCGCCCCCCGGCGCCGGCCGTCCCCGCGCCGCAGGCGCTGGTGGTGAGCGGCCACAAGGGCCTCGACGTGCGGGTGGACACCGACCCCCGTTGTCAGCACTGCGGCAAGCGCCAGGGCGAGTACTTCGGGGTGCCCTGGAGCGTCAAATGCCGGGGCTGCGGCCAGCAGGCGAAGCGGGACTGAGCGATGGCGAAGGCGCGCACGGTCAGCGCCCCGCACCTGCACGAGGCCTTGCTCCTCTTCCACCACCTCCTGAAGGCGTTCCTCCACCCGACGCCGGCCGCGCGTGAGTGGACGGCGATGGATGTCATGCTCCGCCGCCTCCCCGACGCGGAGTTGGAATGCGTGCTCGCTGCGTTCATCGACGTCGCCCTGGAGGAGGGCCAGGACTGGTCGGAGATTACGGGCTTCTGGAACGCGATCGGCTTCCCCGTTCCGGAGGCCCTCCGAGGCCGGGTGAAGCAGGGGTAGACGAGGCCGTATACTGAGCGCAGCGGCCCGGTTCCGGCGAGCGGCCCTTCTCTGCCGGGGGAGGGCCGTTTTTGGTGTCCGGGACACTCGCCTACGGGGCCCCGCAGCGCATCACCGAGGTCAAGGCCGCCGACGACGGCTGGGAGGTGGCGGGGTACGCCTCCACCTGGGACCGCGACCTGGGCGACGACGTCGTCCACCCCGGCGCCTTCAAAGCGTCCCTGGCGAGCGGCCAGAAGGTCCGGTTCCTCTACGCCCACGACGCCGCCCAGCCCCTGGGCCGGCCGCTGGAGCTGCGGGAGGACGCCACCGGGCTCTTCGGGCGCTTCCGCATCTCGCGCACCCGGCTGGGGCAGGACGTCCACACCCTGCTCAGCGACGGCGCGCTCGACAGCTTCAGCATCGGCTTCATCCCCCGGGACTTCGACCGGGACGAGAAGGCCGGCACCCGCAACCTGAAGGCGGTGGAGCTGCTGGAGTGCAGCCTGGTCTCCCTCCCCATGCAGCCCCGGGCCACCGTCACCGGGTTCAAGGCGCAGGACTACGCCGCCCTGCCGCTGGAGGCCCTGCTCGAGGCGTACGACGAACACCGCGCCGCCGCGCTGGGCCAGGCGAGAGCCGTGGCCGAGCGCCGCCTGGCCGAGGGGCGGAAGCTCTCCGACCAGGCCCTGGCCGCCCTGGAGCGCCTGCGCGCCCTCGCCGAGGACGACGCCGCCGAGCTGCTCCGGCTGGCCACCACCCCGCCCACGCCCGCCGCGACGAAGGACGAGCCCCCGGCGCCAGTGGAAACGGTCGGGCCGCTCCTGGAAGCCCACCTCCGGCGAGCCCGCCTGCGGGAACTCGGCCGGGTCTACGGAGTGACCGCACCATGAGCGCCACCGCCACCGTGACCGAACTCGGGCCCAACATGTCCCTGGACGACAAGCGCCGGGAGGCCAAGACCCGCCTCGAGCAGGCGTCCGCCATCGAGCTGCGCCACACCGGCGCCGGCGCCGAGCCCCTGGCCGGCGAGGAGCTGGCCCAGGTCAAGCGCCTCCTCACCGAGGTCGACGCCCTGCACGCCTCGATCCAGGCCGACGAGGAGCGCCGCGGGCTGTCCGAGAAGACCCAGCAGCTGCTCGACCACTACAGCCAGCCGGTGTACCCCCGGCAGCCCGCCCAGGGCCTCGAGGGCAAGGCGCGCCAGGCCGACCCGGGCACCCAGTTCCTGCGCAGCGTGCAGTACCTGGAGGCGAAGAACCAGGGGCTGTTCAACTCCAGCCTGAACCGCCTCGAGTTCGCCGCCCCGCTGGCCGACGGCACCTCCCTGCTGGAGTGGAAGGCCACCCTGGCCGGCAGCACCTCCGGCGGCGCGCTGGTGGCGACGGACGTGCGCAACACCATCGTCGACATCCTGCCCAAGCTGATCAACGTGCTCGACCTCATCCCCCGGAACAGCACCGACTCGGACGCCATCGAGTACATCCAGCAGACCACCCGCACCCTCAACGTGAGCTTCGTCCCGGAGGCCACCGGGAGCGCCCTGACCGGCACCGACGGGCGCAAGCCGGAGAGCACCCTGGTCTACCAGAACGTGACCGCCTACGTGCGCACGGCCGCCACCTGGCTGCCGGTGACCAACCGGATGCTGGCCGACGCGCCGGCCATGCGGGGGATCATCAACAGCGAGCTGCTGGCCGGGGTGCAGGAGGAGGTGTCCCGCCAGGTGATCGCCGGGGACGGCACGGGCGAGAACCTGCTCGGCATCCTGAACACGCCGAACGTCCAGACGCTGGCCAAGGGCGCCCTCAACGAGGTGGACGCGCTCTTCACCGCCCGCACGATGGTGCGCACCGGGTCCAAGCTGGCCCCCACGGCGTACGTCATGAACCCCGTGGACTACCAGCAGGTGCGCCTGCTCCGGGAGAACTCGGCCAGCGCCACGCTGGGGCAGTACCTGATGGGCCCCCCGAACACGCTGGGGGTGCCGACCGTCTGGGGCCTGCCGGTGGTGGAGGACGAGAACGTCCCCGCGGACACGGTGGTGGTGGGCAACTGGAGCCGGGGCTGCGCCCAGTTCGACCGCGAGCAGTCCAGCATCCGGGTCGGGCTCATCAACGACCAGTTCGTCCGCAACCAGCAGACCATCCTGGCGGAGCAGCGCCTCGCCTTCGTCGTCTGGCGCCCCACCGCCTTCGTGAAGATCACCGGGTACTAGCGTGCGCCGGGTCTACGAGGACAAAGCCATGAGCAGCCAGAAGCCCTCCCAGACGCCGCCGCCGGGGGGGTCGGGGCGGGGGCAGTACCCCCCGACCCCCCCGGCGGCGGCGCCCGTCACGCCACCGCCCACCCCGCCCGAACCGGCCGCGCCGGACGAGGCGCCCGACGCCGAGTACGGCACCACGCACGGGAAGCCCCGCCCGTCGGAGGCCGACCTGGCCGCGGAGCGCGAGCGCGTCCGGCGGGAGGCGGAGGAAGCGGGCCAGGTGCGCCCGCCGAAGCAGCCCCCCCTCTCGGACACCGGAGCGAAGCCGGCCCGCTGACCGCTGATGGCCTACGCGCTGGTGGAGGAGCTGCGCCAGGTGCTCGATATCCCGCCGGAGGACACGTCCACGGACGTCGACCTCCAGCGGGCGCTCGACGCCGGCGCCCAGTGGATCGACTGGTTCACCGGGCGCAGCTTCGGCGCGTCCGGGGCCGCCCAGGCGAAGGTCTGGGCGGCCACCACCATCGACGTCGTGCCCCTGGTCGACCTCCAGGACGCGGCGCCGCTGGTGGCGGTGGACACGGAGGGCGACCGCACCTTCGCCACCGCCCTGGTGCCCGCCCAGTACCAGCTCGAGCCCCTCTCGGGGCCGCCCTTCGACACCCTGCGGGCCTGGCCCACGCCCCCCACCGGCACCGACCCCGTCTGCTTCGAGCCGGGCCAGCTGGTGAAGGTCACCGGCGTCTACGGGTACGCCGACGCCCGGGGCCGCACCCCCGCTTCCGTTTCGGAAGCCAACCTGCTGCTCGGGGCCCGCTGGTACAAGCGGCGGGAGGCGCCCTTCCAGCTGGTGCAGCAGCCGGAGCTGGACGCCTACGCCCGCGTGGGCAGCCAGGACACGGACGTCCTCCAGCTGCTCTTCCCGCTGTCCCGGCCGGGCTCCCCCGGGGCCGCGCTGGCGGCCTCCCAGCTCGCCGACGCCGGCACCCCCTACGGGGCGGCCTGGGTGATGGTCTAGCCGTGCCGGTGACCCTGCACCTCGAGGGCGCCGACCGGCTGACGGCGGCGCTGCGCCGCAGCCCGCAGGTGGTCGCCACGGAGCAGGTGCGGGCCATGACCCGGAGCCTGTTGCTGGTGGAGGGCGACGCCCGGCGGAACGTCCGGCAGGACACCCGCCAGCTCATGAACTCCATCACCCACCGGCAGCGCATGGCCGGCGAGGCCCTGGTGGGCGAGGTGGGCCCCTCCGTCCGGTACGGCGCCTACGTGGAGCGGGGCAGCCGCCCCCACTGGCCCCCCCGGGCGCCCTTGGAGGGCTGGGCCCGGCGCCACGGCGTCTCCGTCTTCGTGGTGCAGCGGGCCATCGCCCGCCGCGGGACGCGCGCCCGGCCCTTCCTGGTGCCCGCCTACGAGAAGAACCGGGACGCCATCGTGCGCCTCTTCGCCGCCGCCGGCGCGCGGGTGACCGCCACGCTGGCCACCCTCTCGGGGGGCCACGCGTGAGCAGCCTGCACGAGCTGCGGGACGGGCTGCGCCGGCGGGCGGAGACGGTCGGGGGGCTGCGCTGCTACGCGGAGATGCACCCGAAGCCGGAGCCGCCGGCCTTCTGCGTCAACGGCCCCATCCGGTGGACCTACGACGAGACGTTCGACGGCACCTGGCGCCCGGTCTTCGAGTGCTGGGTCTTCGTCAACCCCGCCGACCTGTACCGGGCCCAGCAGGCCCTGGACACCTACATGGCCCCCACGGGCCCGAAGAGCATTCCCGCCGCGCTGTATGCGGACACGACCCTTGACGGCTTCGCGCACGACGTCCGGGTCTTAGGCGGCGCCCGCCCCCCTGGGGTGGTCGAGACCGCCGGCGGGCAGCTGCTCGGCTGGGCCGTGGAGGTCGAGGTCACGGCGCAGTAGCCATGGAGACGCCGCTCTTGACCGTGATCGTCCCCACCGTGGGGCGCCCCTCCCTGGCCCGCACGGTGCGCTCCCTGCTCAAGCAGGGCGAGTGGCTGCCCTGGGAGGCCGTCCTCGTCGGCGACACCCACGCCGGCACCTGGAGCGCGCAGCTCCCCCTGGCCCGCGCCCTCGCGGCCCAGCACCCCGAGCGGCTCCGCTACGTCGAGCACGACGGCGGGCTGCACGCCTGGGGCCACCCGCAGCGGAACTTCGGCGCCACCGTGGCCCGCGGCCGCTGGCTGGCCTGGCTGGGCGACGACGACGTCTACCTGCCCGGCGCTTTCGAGACCCTCGGGCGGGCCCTGCGCCGGCAGGAGGACGACCCCCGGGTGCTGCTCTTCCGCTGGATCGCCCCGTGGAAGCAGGTGCTCTGGCACACCGCCGGCGCCCTCCTGGAGGGGCTGGTCGACGCCGAGTGCATCGTCTGCCCCAACGTGCCGGAGAAGCTGGGCACCTGGAACGCGGCCCGCTACCAGGGGGACTTCGACTTCATCCGGGACACCGCGGAGCAGTGGGGCGGGCCGGAGCGGCTCATCTGGCAGCCGGAGGTGATCGCCCAGGCCCAGCCCACCGAGGCCGAGGACTGGACGCTGGGGGGCCGGGAGGCGCCGCCGCTGCCGGCGCGGGTCGAGGTGCGGGGCGTGGCCGTGCCGGTGGTGGCCGCCTGATGCACCCCGAGGCGCG